ACATGGGCGTTAGTTTAGCGGCTCACTTTATTATACTCTTTATGATTACATTTACTGCCGCAGTCTTTTATGACGCAGAAAGACGAGGCGATAGTTGGTTGCTTGCATTGAGAGTAGACCAACTTAAATCAAAAATACAAGAAAATCGTAAAAAGTTAGATAGTAAAAATTGAAAATAAGCGTTAATATAAATAAGACATTCGATGAAACATAAAGTAGGTTTATTTGGACAGGGGTTCGACTCCCCTCGTCTCCACCAAATATATATTTAATCGAGTATATTTTTGATGGGGACGCTCTGGATTCGACAAGTGAATTGAGGTTATGTGGAGAATCAGTGAAGAAACACTGTATAAAATCAACTTAAAATAATCGCAAACGATAATAATTTTGCACATGGTGATTTTGCCCTAGCGGCATAATCTACCGGGGTATGGACACGCCTAGCAACAGAAGTTGTCCACACGACTTCTCATATACGATAACCTTCGGGTAGTATATGTAGAAGAGAGGTATGACATACCCAGAAAAAGGAAATTCGAAAATGTCAATTACTAAAGAGGAGCGTGGCTTGGCCCACCACGAGCATGGATGCTAACTAGCACGGATTGCTGAAGAGTAGATGCAGTTTGGTATATACCAACGATAAGCACGACTCAAAACGGGCCACTTCTTTTAACTGATATGGAACTTTATTATGACAACACCAACAAACTCTATTATTCTCCCCTCATCAGACTCTGATAAGCAACGCATCAAAGGCGCCATGGATGAGATCAGTGCATCTTATACTCGCATCGATGCCGAGCGAGACTTCATCAAAGAAGCTATCATATCTCTTGAAGATGATGTAGGCATACCAAAGAAGTATCTAGCTAAGATGGCTAAAATTTATCATAAAGAAAATGTCTCTGAGTTGATCTCTGAGATTGAGGATATCGAAGCATTACTTGAAACTATAGGATAGCACTATGTCTAAGTTAGTTAGTAGAAGAATCAAAGTCGAAGAAGCGGGCAATGCTCAAGCACTTATCTTTGAGGCTGATAATGGTTGGAGAATTGAGTACTACGATCCTCGTGGCACTTTAATGTCAACTGAATTGCATGAGCGTAAATCTCTACAGTGGGCAGAAGATGCCGCTGAGAATTGGGCTTTAGGGATAAAGGTGCTAAATGGCTAGTCAGAATGTAGAAAGTTTAAAATTGATTAGAAGTCTTAACTCTGAGAGAATTGCAGGCGAAATCGATAGGCATATAAAAGCTGGTGTGCCTTATATTGACGCAGTAGTTGATTATGCTGAAAGTAACGGTCTTGAGGTTGAAGTTGTAGGAGAAATCATTAAGAAATCCCCTATGCTGAAAGCAAAGATTTATCGTGAAGCAGAAGAGTTAAACATGGTTGAGAAGCTTGTGAGATTGCCTGTATGAGTTCTATGTATTCTACTAGAGACGCATTTGAACTCTATAGTTACTACATGGCAATCAAGAAGCATTTCACATCAACTTATGACTTTGTGAAGTATGGCGGTAAGATGAGACTTACTGTCGATGGATTTGAGAATAGAAAAGACAAGTTCTTTTTCTATAAACTATCTAAGAGAAAAGATGCTAAAGATTTTATTCTAGCGAATATATTGAAGAAGCCTGATCTCTGGATTGGCAACTTGATAGACAGTCACGAAGCAGAAGAAGTCTATACCGAGTGGTCAAAGAGGCAACAGTCATTGTCTTACACATTTAAGAATGATTTAGATGAGTTAGACGATGACTTCAATGCCAACATTGTTGTCGAAGATGGAGAATATCCAAAACTCTTATCTCTCTTCAACAGAAGAAGGGTATGCATTGAGACATTGATTATCATTGATGAACTCACTGGATGCTTTAAGTATTGGGAGAAGACTATTCGTGACACCATAGTTTTCCCTGATATAAATAAGACTGTCAACAACTATAAACCTTTTATAGATTATGATAAAGTGAAAATGAAGAAAATAGTACTTGACAAATACAGCAACACCTAGTATAATACAACGCATACGAGAAGTAATACATCGTAAATACAACGCAAATATGGAGAACATAATATGTCTTTTGCATCATTAAAGAAAAACCGTACGAACTCTTTTGATAAGTTGAACTCTCAACTACAATCAATGTCAAATCAAAAAATGTCCAAAGGTGACGACAACTACTGGAAACCAGAAGTCGATAAAGCTGGCAATGGCTATGCTGTACTTCGATTCCTCCCTGCATCAGAGAACGAAGATATGCCTTTCGTTCGCTATTGGGATCATGGCTTTCAAGGGCCAGGTGGTTGGTACATCGAGAAGTCTCTAACAACTCTAAGTCAAGACGATCCAGTATCTGAGTATAACTCTCAATTGTGGAACTCTGGTCATGACGAAGACAAAGAGATTGCTCGTAAGCAGAAACGCCGTCTTAGCTATGTAGCTAATGTAATGGTCGTATCTGACCCATCAAATCCTTCTCGTGAAGGTCAAGTTTATTTGTATAAATTTGGTAAGAAAATCTTCGACAAACTGAACGATGCTATGAATCCTCAGTTCGCTGATGAAGATCCAATCAACCCATTCGACTTTTGGGAAGGTGCTGACTTCAAACTGAAGATTCGTCAAGTAGAAGGCTATCGCAACTACGACAAATCTGAGTTTGCCACTCCTGCTCCAATTTCTAACACTGATGGTGAAGCACTGTCTGATGAAGATATGGAAGCAGTATGGAACAAACAGCACTCCCTAGCCGAGATTGTTGATCCTAAAAACTTCAAGTCTTATGCTGAACTTAAAGCGAAACTGCACAAAGTTCTGCAACTTGATGGCGGTTCACACGCACCCAGCACGACCGCTGAGGACAGCAATGCGGGGATGGCGTTTCAGCCAAACTTTAAAGAGCGAACTGCACCAGCAGCCGCTCAGGCTGAAGCCCCATCTCCAACCTCTTCAGAGTCAACGGATGACTCTCTTGATTTTTTCAAGAGTCTAGCTGAAGACTAGAAGAGACAAAACTCAATATATGGAGTTTATGGGGAGATGGAAGCCAAAAGCTGAAGTCTCCCCTTTTTATTACACAAAGTTAATGTTAAAGGGGTTGACTTTCTTTCTAGCAATGATATAATAGCTACATAAATTGAGATGAGAGAGAAAATTATGAGTAAAGTTTTTAAAGTTTTGAACAAAGATGTTAGCATTCGAATCAATCGAGATAACACTCCACCTGAGCGTTTTGAAGTTGCTATCAACAACGAAATCTTTACTTACGGTTACTTACCAGATGCTGTTGATAAAGTTAGAGAAGCCGCACCAGAGTTGATTGCTTTAAACTTAGTAGACATCATCAAAGAAAAAATCTGGTTCTAATGAAGATAAGTGATCGATTACTAAACTACTTCAACAAGAAGAAGTCAAAGAGTTCTGACAAGAACCACACACGATATCGCAATGATATCTGTAATCACTGGGACTTAGATTATGTTTCAGTTGAGGAACTTGAAGAACTTCTCAAGCAAGACAACATAGAAACTACACTGACTCGCAAGAAGAAGGATATTGATTAGGCTGACTGAGATATTGGTAAGTGACCAGCGTTTTGAAGAGAGTTTCCGCCACTATTGACGATGTTAAAAGTTGTACTGTTACCGCCAACATTTGTGCTATTCACTGTGTCTCCACCTATAGCAACATTTACTTGATTACCACCACCGGCTATAACTGCTTGAGTTCCCGATGCCATGGTAGTAAGTTTAGCGTTACTAGCATTTCCTGAAGTAGGAACTATATTAGCATTCGAAGGAGATATATTAGATAAATTTCCAGAAACCTTTACTGAAGAGGGAGTTGCTGAAGATTTATTAACACCATCTCATCTTTCTTTCCTGCTTAACTTTCTAATATCGCTTTCATCTAGGTCTTCACCACTCATAACTGCATCAGCAATTTTTTCTAGTAGAGCCTCTCCCATGAAAGCGCCTGCTCCCATTCCAATAAATCCACCAATTGCAGTACCAACACCTGGGAATATTCCAGTTCCAAGTGCCGAACCAGCTAGTCCACCTAGTGCTACCCCACCAACAGTTCCTAATGCGCCTATAATCTGTTTTCTGACTTCATTCTCTGGCGCATCATTGTAAATAGCTAATAGTGGATCGATAAGTGCGGGTGCTACAGCTAAAGCTGGTCCTGCAAACTTAAAGAACTTCATATACTTCGCAACTTTAGCCATTCTACCCTCTGCCTGCATTGCTCTTGCTACATCATCAGCACTAGCAAATCTACCAGTATTGGCATGAATCATTCTTCCTGCACTGTTGACTCTCATGCCGCTCGGCACACCGCCTGGTCTGACTGCTGGTGCTCTGCCTGGTCTACCACCTGGTCCTGCGGCTGGTCCGCTTACTACGCTTTTAACGAGATTTCCCGCTAATGCCGCACCACCGGTTACCATCTTGAGTGCGAGTTTAGCTGTTCCAGTGATTGCTTTCTTGAGTAGCATCGGCACAAAGAGTCCTAAGGCTGCCCCAACAGCGGCTACTACACCACCAAGAGTTCCTTTATCTATGCCAAATTTTTTCAGAGTTTCGTCTGATATTCCATCAACTAACTTCTTACCCAAAGCTCCCATAATTCCTGCAAAGAATAATGGAAGAATAGCCATTGGACCAAATAA